TCACGAAGAGAAGTGATCTTATGAGAAACACGATCAAGGTTTACGGTAGGACCATCTGGATGTCCGAGTTCTCCAAGAGCTCTTCCAGCCAAAACGTGGTTTTCATTATAACGAGCAACTTCACGACGAAGAGTTTCCATAGGATACATACGACCATTACGGTTCTTGATATCCCCTTGAAGGAAAACACCTTCAATATAGAGTGACTTTTTACCGTTGCGTTCTTCAACGATAAACTCTACTGATTCGATTTCTTCTCTGATGAGTTTCATTTTATGCCTGACCGGTAATTTGTACTTGTTGGGTATAAAGAGTTCCAGCACCACTATCGGTAATGGCTGCGACTTTAATAGAGTTTCTCAGAGTTGCATCTGGATCTGCAAATGAAGTAGCAATTCCAGAAGTAGTAATTGCAATTCCAATTCTTGTTGAATAATATCCGCCCTGGTTTGAAGTATTAAATACTTGAATAACTGGAGCGTGAGTGAAATTGTAATAAGTCTGCTGAGATGCAGTCAGGCTTACATAATCTCCAATGCCAAAAGGTGATGCCTGACCTTCAGGAAAATCAACATAAGTTGTTGTTCCAGTTGTAACTCCAACAATTCTTGCTGATCCATTATCAATTGCAAGGGTTGCAGAAGTTCCAGCTGGAACACAATAATCGCTAAGAGTTGCAGTTGGCTCAGTTCCAATTGCTACAAACGCATTTGCGCCAGTTGCAACTATTCTGAGAGTATTGCTTCTCCCAGAGAACGCTGCTGATTTTGCTGATGTTGTGGATGTGGCAAAAGAAACTCCAGATCCAACTGGTCTATGTGTCATTATTCGTATAATACATTTATTAGTTATTTATAAATTTGCAATTATAGCATTATTATACAGAGACTACTGTAAGAATAATTGATGGAATAGCAGGAACAACTCCATTTACGGTACGTGCTTTGATTTCAACGTGAATATCAGTAGAACTCCACATAAGTTCATAATAATCATTCGCAGAAGCAGATACTACATAATTCCAAGCAGCAATTGCTTCTGATGCTGTTCCTTGAACTGCAATTTCTCCTGCACTATTTGGAACATCTACTCCATTTTTTTTCAACCAAATATAAACGTGTGCTAGAGAACCTTGTGACTTATCAATTTGTAAAGAAAATTGAATATTATATATTCCAGAGTTTGCAACGACAATATGAGAACTATTTGCAATAGATACTTGATTTGATATATCAGTTGTATTGATTGTAACTGGTTGATATGTATTGACGCCCACTACATTTTGTGTTGTGGTATCATAAAAACTTCCATAATATCCTGTAACAATACCAACAATATTTCCTGAATTAATAGTTACAAACTCAGCTTCATTTGTAGTTGAGTTCCATTGAAGAAATTTGTCATCATAAAAACTTGAATTTGTTGCAACACCTACAACATCATCCAAGTATCTTAATTTCGTTTCCCCACCACCACCTAATGTTGAAAGTTGTTGTTGAATGCGATTGATGAATAACTTATAATGCTGTTGAAGCTGATCTAAAGTTACAAAATTTTGATTAAGTGGAGTAAGAGGATCTGAATTTTTCTCATTGGAGGGAATATTTAATAATCCTTCTTTGATATATTTTTTAGTATCTTGTTGAGGTTCTGGGTTAATGATATTTCTAACAATATCATTAATACCCTTTACCCCCTCTTCTACTTCTTCAATAATATTATCAACTAATTCTTGTTGATCTTCTTTATATTCATTTTCTGTAAGTTTGCGAAGTATATTTTCTACGACATCATTTGCGTCAATAATTTCGGAGATAAATTTATCTTCTTCTTCTTTTAATTTTTTCTTTTCTTTTTTTGCTTCTGCTATAAGTTGGAAAAAATCTGATAGGTTTTCAGACATTTATCACTCTTCCTCATTATACTCTTGAGTAGAATTGTCGAACATTGAAGAAGCAACGACAGGCTTAAATGTGTCAATTCTTTCAGCAGACTTTGAAAACAATAAGTCTTTAATTTTGTCACTGATTTGTGAAGGACTATCATCAGTAACAATCATATCCATTAATTCGTCCATAACTTTTAGAATGAGTATCTCTGCTATTTATTAGATTTCGCCACCTTTGGGCATTTCAATCTGTTTACCACTTGCTTCAACAGCAGAATCAGAATAAGAATCTAAGTTTGGTTCCATTACAGGAGATCCAAGATCTCCTCCAGGAATTGGTTGTCCAGTTGCAGGGTCAATCATCATTTGATCTGGGTCTGGAATGACACCATCTTTGATTTCTTTATCGATAATCTTATCCTGTTCAATGATTTCTTCATCAGTTTGACGAAGAATTTTGCGACGAATATAATCTTGCGAGAAATATTTGCCAACATATGGTTCTGCTTGAACAACCATATTTAATCTTTCGGTAAGCAGTTCAGTTTCTTTGAGTTCTGCAAAATGATTATCATAAAGGAAGTCATACTGAATATGCTCACTCATAATCTCCCAGTCTTCAGGAGTAATGATGTTCTTAAGAATCAGTTGAGTCTTAAGCATATCATTGAACATATTTGAGAATCTCTTTCTCAAACGTCCAACGAACTTACTGAATTTAACTTCGTCTCTTAAGATTTCTGATGAACGACCAAGGTTAAATCCACCTTCTCCACCGATTCTTGATGTTGGAACGTTCAGTGAACGGTAAAGTTTTTCTTGGAAATACTTAATGTCAGTGATTTCTCCAAGGTTTTGTCCGCCAGGAAGTGTGGTAATTTCTGTTCCACGACCACCTTCACGTCTTGGAAGCCAGAAATCTTCAAGCATACTCATGTATTTCTTGTCATCACGGATTTCACCAGTGTTTGCATCATACACGAGTTTGTTGCGATAACGCATCATAACATCACGAAGATATTGCTCAGCCTTAATTTTTGGCAGATTACCTACGTCAATGTAGAAAATTCTTCTTTCTGGAGCACGGGACAGACGATAGATAACCAGAGAGTCTTCAATCATACGAAGTTGATTGAGTGACTTGATTGCCTTGTGTAGATATGAAAGTGTTGACCCCTTGTTTCTATCTACAAGACCAGATGTGCAATATGTGACAGCATCTCTTGCAATCTTAATACCTTTTTGGTCTCCAAGAGATGATGGATTGGAGGTTGGATAAGTTGCTTGTGGGGTGTAGATGAAGTATTCTTCAATTTCAGGAAACTCATATTGCATTGGGTTATCCTGATTCATATTGGATAACCGAATACTGCGACTGTCGTTTTCAGTCTTTTTGGTTTGTCTCACATAACGCATCTTCATTGAGTCAATATATCTTAACTCTTGAATTCCTTCGTGTGGATTTTTGAGGTCAATGACTTTATGGTAAAAGATTCTACCATCAATATACCAGTTTCTATAAATCTCGTGAGACTTTTTATCAAAATCTAAAAGGTCTAAGATATATTTAAATTCTTGTCTGATTTTTTGTTTGATGCCATCGCTGGCATTCAGATTAGAAAGTTCAATTTCTACTGGAGTATCGTTTGTATCTGATACAATGGCTTCGTTAACGATATCTTCAATCGCACTATCACACTCTGGGTGCAGTGCCATCTCACGATATCTCTTGATTAAGTCAAATTCAGTTCTATAAATTCCCTCAAGGTCAACATAAGAACCAAAAAATCCACTGGTTAAATAATGGTCAACCCCGTCCTCATTGTTGGGAGGAACGGGGGAGACCACTCCAGGGGATAATGGTTCTTTATTTTCAATAGAGAAACCAAAAAGTTTTGCCATTACTAAATTATAGACTTATTCTATTATTTATCAAGCACCAGAACCAGGAGATTCTGGATAGAAGTATTGAACCTGGAACTCAACGGTGAATTCTTCAATAGTGTCACCAGTATCATAAGAAAGTGGTATATCAGAAATTGTGGTTGGGAAAATATCTTGAAACTTATATTGTGCAAGAATATTTGCAGGACCAGAAGTTGTTGATTCTCCCTGAGTTGATGCTGCGGTTCTTCCGAGTTGATAAACCGTAGCGTTACCCATGTAATCAGCAGGGTTAGTCAAACCAGAACTGTCTCCATACTGAGCAACGTTTTGCATCCATGCTTCAAATGCTCTTCTATGTGAGAAATTCTCATCGTTGATGACTGTAACAGTCCAAACATCAAAGGTTCTGTCTCCAGCAACTTTGAGAATTCTTCCTCTGAAAGGAACATCGATTGGAGCAACAGTTGATGCAGGCAGCGCAGCTGCTTTACATAAGAATCTAAAGTTCTCAGTGTCAAACTGACCTGTTCCACCGTCTCCTTGAATACCAAGATTTACGCCAGCTGGAAAGGCAACGTTCACTTCAAACAGGTTTGGACGAGCGCCACCTCCAAGAAGTTTTGATTTAAACTGGGAGATGTTTCTTGTTGGAATTTGTGCCATTGTGGGAGTCCTCCTTAGTAATTAATTATAAAATTAAACAGTTCCAGCAACTTCTTCAAAGCTGACTCCTGTTCGAGTAGCGACGAAGGTAAGCGTGACGTAGTTAATAGACTTCGCGGGTTTGATAAAGATGTCAGCTCTAAACTCATTGTTGTCAATGATGTCTGGAGTATTGTTTGTTTCATCACAAACAACTAAGAAGTCATAGATTCCTCTCTTTGCCTGAACATCACGCAGGTAAGGTTCAACCACATTGACAAAGTTTGATCTGGTGATTTGATCATTCAGTTCAAAGAGTTGAGCATTTGCAGTTCTTTGAAGTGCTTGTTCAATGGTGAGGAACAGACGGCGAACATTGATTCTGTCAAACGCAGATGAATAAGAAAGTGCAGTCTTATCTCCGTAAAGAAGAATTCCAGTTCCGGGCAAACTAACAATTGAGTTAACTCTCAGAGGATACAGTTGGTCTCTTTGAGCCTTGCTTGGGTTATATGCAAGTTTAATTGCATTGTTCAGAACTCCTCTTTGCTGACCTGCAGGAGAGAACCAAGGATAAGAAACCAGATTTGTTCTTACCATCAATCCAGCAATATCACCATTACATGGGATGTATCTGAACTGATTATTAAATCTGTCGTAGGTGTACTTATATCCACTATCAAATACTGCATAAGATGAAGATGAAAGTGGATTAAAGAACTCAATCAAGTTTGTTGTTTGAGTTGTTGTATTTGTAATGTTAACAACATCTGCTCTGTGTGGGGAAATCACTGCCAAACAATCTTGTCTAAGTTCAGCAATTGAAATTAAGTAATTTGCTTTTGCTTGAGAATCAAATTTGTTGGAAAGTCCAGGACCCATTAAAAGATAATCAACGCCAATTTCTTCTTTATTATCAAAGAGTGCATAAGAAGTTGTTAAGTCACCGAGGGTTGCGGTAAATCCGTTTCCTGCAGAATAATTTACTCCACCAGTTAAGGTATAAGTAACGTTTCCAATTCCACCAAATGTCAGTCCTTGAGCAGCAACGTTCCATCCACCAGCTGACTCAGTGATTTTAGTAAAGTTTGTGGAGAATCCAGTTGGTTGTGGATATACGTTGTTGTATGAATCATTACCAGTTGATGGATTATCTCCAGCGTAAATGTATGAAGAATTTACGGCAAGATAATCTTTCCAGAAGATTTTTTGTGGTGAATTTACAGCTGAAACAGCATCAGTTGCTTTTGAAAGTCCAACATGCTTTTCAAGTAAGTTTCCTTGAATGCCAGTGACTGTTCCTAAATCATCAATAACAACAACATGAACTTCATCATTTCTGCAATTTCTTTGAGATGCCCAACTAGTAGTAACTGGTTTTGGTGCAAGAGACTTCCAGTAAACTGTGCTGTTTACGAGACCAAGAGTTTGTTGATCGTACCAATCGGAAACTGTGTCTGCCGATGAAGAACCAGCAAGGTTACTTGCGTTTGTAATAAACTTAATGCTATCTGAATCTTGGAAAGAAGCATATCTTGCTCCTTGTTTGTAATCAATTTTAGTTTCTCCACCAGAGTTATCAACTCTTGAAAAAACTTTAACATCAATAGAACTAGAACCACCGGTAGAATCAGTTCTAACTCCAGTGATGATTCCCTTCAAGTAACCAGTGAATGTGCTGGTAGAACCAGTTGTTCCTGGAATTGTGACTCCATTTAATGCAACGGTAACACCATAACCAATCACAGCACCAGCAGTTCCTGGGTTTGTTGTGGTGATACCAAGAATCTGGTCTGCCTTATTATCAATTACACATACTTTAAGGTTATTTGCCCAAGTTCCTGGGTTCTTTGAGGAATATGCCCAAGTTACACTATCAGCAGAATAGTTTTGATTATAATCGTCGTAGTTTTTAATTTTGATTGTGGTGCTTGCAGATCCTACAGCAGCATTGGAGTTGTTTAAAGTTGTTCCATCGGTTCTAACAACTTTTAAAGCACCACCATAGCTTAAGAAGGATGATGCTGTCATCCAATATTCGTATTGTGCGTCACTGGAAATTGGTTTTCCAAA